CCAGCTTCTTCATCGTATCCAATACCAAAGTCTCGATATACTTCAATTTGATCAATCATTTGATTTTCAAATGCCACTGTTAAATCTGTAGTGAACTTAGGAATAACTTCAACTGGTACACATCCTGTAGGTAGGTATTCATTAAATGTTACAGGACCAGATCCATCTGCTAAGTTGCCCTTACCAAAATTAGTACCATCAAGATATAGATCAGTAACTGTTGCCCATATCTCTAATCTCTCATTTGGTTTAGTTGGTACTCCTGACTGTAGTCTATTATTAGCATCAAAATATTGATTGGTTGGTGGTACAAACTTAACTAGAGCACCTTCCTCAATATATTTTGTATTATTTGATGTTAAATTAATTGGTGTTGCTCCACCCGACACATCATCTTTAAAGTAGCCTGTTGTTTGATTAACAATAGCAGTTGATTGATTCCAAGAAATTCCTGATAAACTAATACGTTCATATTTGTCATAGTAGAAATGTTTAAATCCTCTAGACTTAAGAATTGGTTCTACTGTATTCTGAATAACATCAGCAATATCATTTGTGTCTACAAAACTAAATGTTTTTGTAGGATCTGTAAATGATCTGTACAACATGCCATCACTAGCAAAAGACGTAGTTGATGAGTACTTACCTGTTGGGTCTAGCAAGTCTAACTGTCTGTTAATGCCAACACCTGTTCTAGACAGTGCTTTTGATTTTAAAATACTTGTAAATCTAGTAAATGGGAAGTTGTTATAGTCTTCACCGTTGACCATTCTGTTCTGTGTGTAAAATGTCGCTGGCGCTCTTTCTTTAATTTCATTAATAGATTCTCTTGCTTTAGAATTTGAAACAGGGCTTTGTAATGATACTGTCAACGTTAATGTTTCTGTTCTACCGTTACGGCTTACATAATTAATAGGTACTTCGACATTTTGAATTTCTTCAGGATTAATAATATATTCTAACCCGTTTGATGTTCTTACATAACTTCTATAATCCCCTAATGGTATTTTAGAGAATGTACCATCGCCAAATTGTAATTGTATTTGATCATTTGTTCTTGAGTTAGTTTGGTAAACTTCACGCTCTCCTGTACCACCGGTTTTATCAATAGCAAAAATGTTATCAACCTCTCTCCATTCTGTTAATGTATTTCCTTGTTGGTTCAGCTCAAATAACCAAACGTCATTGTTGTTGACTCCTTCAACATTAATATTAACTGTTCTGTTGGATATACGATCTACTAGAGTAAAGTCTTGGTTTGTTAATGTTCCTTGTTTGAACATAAAGAAAAAGCCGGTGTTTTCTGAACCGTATCCTAATTTGTCATTTTTATAAAGTATATTAAATGCTCCACCTGGCTGTGGACTTTGTTCGTATATATAAGTTTTATCTACTGATGTGCCTGACACAATTTCAAAATCCATCGACACTCCGTCAACGTCACTTTGGAAACTAGCAATAGGCATAGTGTTTGGCGTTGTATTAATCTGATATTCGTCTGTGTTAACACCAAGTATTTGTTTTGAATTAGCAGGACGACCAAAACGCTGACTGTCAATCATTGCCGCATTCATAATTGCGTTGAACTGTTCTAACCAATCTGGATTAGTTACTGAATTCCAGTTAACTGTAATACCTGATAGATTAAAGTTGTTGTAATCTAAGACTGATTCTGTTGTTTGAACTGCTGTGACTTTTAAGAATCCATGGCTGTTAAGATTTCGTTTAGGTTGATACCCTACAAGTTTAGCAAGTTTAACTACAGAGTCTCTACGCTCTGCTGTATCTAAAAAGTTTTCTCTGGTGTTTAAGTCGTTACGGAAAGCAAGACCTTGGCCCATAAATGCCATTAAGTCTAGCAGTGCAATAAATTCACTTGATTCTGTATAATCGTTAAATGTTTCTGGATAGTACAGACGTAAGTAGTCAACCATTGACTTACGTAGAGTTTCAAAGTCGTAACTTTGGAAGTCAGCCTCTTTGTAAGTGCGGTATAACTTCTTCCAATCTTCCGCCCCAAAAATAGCGGTTTGTCTTGTAGTCTTAGCCATAGAATACCTATAATCCTTTTGTTATAAGTATTTATCACTTTAATTAAGTGGGTATATTATACGTAGTTGGCTGTGAGGTTTTCTGTATTGAGGAATAGTTTAAGCATCTGTGCTTCGCTTGACATTACAGTCTTAACTGAAATTTCACAGAGTAAACCATTGTTTTGTGTATAGAATAATATATTTTCAACTTTAACTCTTGGGTCACGCTCTATAGATTTACGCATTTCGTTATCAAGTTGATTTAACGTTGCGTCGTCAATTACTTCATATAGATAGTCCCACAGAGAAGTACCAACATTTGGTCTTCCTGGTATAGTACCTTGTCTAATTAAAAGATTGTTTAGTAAGTCTCTTTTAACTAATTCAAAGTCTTCCAAGCGAAACTTTTTGTTTCTATCAATTGAACTGTATCCGTAGAATCTTGCCATAGTGTATTATTTATCTTGTATGTTTTGGGGGTATTGCACGTTGGTCACTAATAATTTGACTAACATTATTGTCTAGTGTTTCTCTGTCTGTAGTACCTGCATAAGCACCCGGATTACTATAACTCTTGTTTAAACTTGTTAATTTTGTATCAACCATATTAACCGAATATTTGCCGTTACGTGCAGTTTGTTCAATACCGTTATTAATCATAGTATTGCCACCTGTGCCTTTTGCCCAATCAGCAACATTGTCGGCACCATATGCTGAACTTGCATTTAATATTCCACCTAAGTCTTCTGCAGACTCTGTGCCTGTTACTACACCCTTGGCTTTTAATGAACTTAAATTATTTGATAAAATATCTTGCTGTGCCAGTGTTTGTGCATTCTTATCATTTAGGAATCCAGTTAAGTTATTAGCACTGCCTTTGCCAGTCCACACATTTGGATTTTTAAGCACTGACTCTAACTGTGTAGATTGATTACCAAAGCCGTCTGTAACTGTTGATGCAGGATCTTTAATATATTTGCTGACTGTTCCTGGTTTCAAGTATCCTGATGATTCTAATTGTTCTGGTGAAATACCATACTTGCCAATACCTTTGTCTACAGATACATCAGTAAAGTTTTGACCAACATCGTTAGCACGTTGTGCTATTAAGCCTGTAACTTGATCTTGATCTAAACTACCGATAGATTTTGTTGCAGGTATCTGTTTAGCAAAGTCACTGGATGTAATTTCGTTAGTAGGTAACTTACCAGCAATATTTGATGCTTTACTTGCCAATGCAGGACTTAGTGTTGACGTTGCTGTTTTACCTAACTGTACAGAATTTTCAACACCTAGGTTATGGAATGGCCATGGCTCGTGACTTGGTACTCTAGTAGCAATAGTTTCTAGTTCTCCATACTCTACTTCCCAACCGTTAGCACCTAGTTTTGTGTCACTAACTTTGTTTTTCTTAAGCAACTGATTAGCTGATACAGGAACCCCACCGCCATTGTTAAGATTAATTGTACCAGCCTTGGCATCTAATCTATCTCCGCCACTAATGCTTGATAGTTTACCTGCGTCTGTGGCCACAGTGTTATCACTGCGTAATCCAACAAATTGTTTACTGTACATTGTAGCAGACGCAATACCTGTAGCCGCCCAATCTGTTTTGGCTTCCATTCTAGTTGATAGTTCTGAATATGTTGATATGTGTCCGCCAGCATACATGTTAATGTCTTTGTCTGCGTGTAGGTTAATAGTACCCTGTGTTCTTACGTTAACTGAGTTTGTAGCAAATACATCAACAGTTCCTTCTTGACCGAACTCTAACCATGTCTGTCCGTTGGCGTGAATAATGTGAAAACAGTTACCGTCATCACTCATAATAATCTGATGACCTTTAGCAGTTCTAATTCTTACTAGTTGATCTTTACCTTCAATATCACCATCATCAAGCACAATCGAATGACCGCCATTACGACCTACAACTTTAACATCCTCAGGTTTGAGTTCACCACTCTGTAGTTTTGATCTAATTTCTGTTTGTTCAACACCTTTAACACCTGAGTATATAGGTTTACCTGGAGTTGAGAATCCAAACACGTTACTAGGTGATTCACGCTGTGCTGTTGAAGTAATAGGACCACGTATATTGTCTTTTAATAGACCTTGTCCAAACAGTGTACCTGCTACAACATTGTGTACAGGTTTAGGTTGTTTAAAGAACTGTGGGTTTTCGTTGATTGTAGGATCTTCATTGTTAATTTCTGTTACAGGAACTTGACTAGCACCTGACACAAATGATTTACCTTCTGAGCCTACTTCGTATTCTTTTGCTGAACCAATAGCAGGTACCATGTGATTTAAACTGTCTTCAGGAATACATCCTACATAGTAACCGTTGTTTGGGTCACCTGCTACAAAGAAACACAATACTTTGGTGCCAATGTCTGGTGGTGTAAACCACATACCGTAACTGTGTTTATTGCCTACAAAGTTTCCTGATCCTACTGCTGAACCAGAATGTTCTGTTGAGCCAAAGAAAGGTGGAAGATAACTTACAGTTCTCCAGTTTGATTCATCTTTTTCATCAGGTCCAGCAAACTGTTCAATATAAACTTGTAGTCTAGCCGCACGTGTAGGATCAATGTTATTTTTAACAATGCCTATATAAGGACCCGATTCCGCAGGTATCTGATTACCTGCACCAAATTTATAACCCTTAGGGGTTCCTCTTCCTCTTATGTGATTCTCTGCCATACTTTATTAATTACCTTGTGTTTCACCCCTGACTGGTAAAAAGTTAGGTGCTGTTTGGTTATTTGATACTGCTCGTTGGCCTGGTACTGAGTTACCATTGTCATTTACTTGTCCCAGGTTAGGTCCTATAGGTCCTGCTGTGTCATAT